TTAGCGGCGGCATTAGAAACCGCTTTGGAAAAACTACGAAGGGCTAGACATACCCTTGAAGTTAGTGAAGAATCCGCATTTGTTCCCTCCGACGAAGCATGAGGCGGGTTAAAATGAATGTTGATTTTTTTGCAATTAGCAAAAATAGAGTTTCGTTATCAAATCGCATTAGGGCCACATATTTATCCGCCGTTGATAACCCCAAAGCATACGACTACGAGTGGGAAAAATTAGTGGTTGAATTGAGAAACTTGCTTTCCCAGCCCGCCTACCAACAAATGTTTCCCGACTTAGAAACTGAAATTCTTTATTCCGATAAGACACTAAATGTTAAAGAAGCGAGGGCTAAAGAATTATATGAAGCGTGCATGAATAAACCGATGCTTGTTAAAGAAGAAAAATCCACTCCCTTTATTGTTCCCAATAAACCAATGTATAGGATTTTTTCAATTGACGACTTGAGAGAAATTAAAGGGCTAACAGATGAGTTTATCATCCAAGAAAAATACGATGGGTTGAGAGTGCAGGTTCACAAAAAAGATAAAGACATTACCATCTACTCGTTCAACGGAAACGACATTACTTCTAAGTTTCCAAAATGCGTTGAGTATTTAGAAAAGGCTGAGGCAAAAAATTTCATTCTTGACGGTGAGGCGGTGCTTTACAAAGACGGCGAACCATTGGTTAGAGCAGATACACTCGCTCACATTAATAAAAAAGTTGACTCTAAGGAGGATATTAAAATCCATGTCTTTGATATTATGCAATACGACGATGAATCAGTTGCTATGGAAAAACTTGAGGATAGGATGAAAATTTTAATTGGGGAATTTAGCGGACTCACCAACGAAGTGGTTCTTTTCCCCACAAAGAAAAATACCCGTGAGGCTGACTCTTACGACGAAATAGAAGAATACGCTATGGAAATTATGGAGAATCCAACCTCCGAGGGTGTGGTAATCAAGGATGCGAAATCCTCGTATGTTATCGGAAAGAAGAAAAACCCTAAGTGGATTAAGTGGAAAAAGGTAATTGATTTAGATGTTTTAGTTCTTTCAAAGAGAACAAATAAAAATGGTTCGTTCACTTACATTGTGGGGGTGGGACCTGTTGAAGAAGGAACCCCCAAAGCAACAGAACACAACGGGAATTTTTATGCTGAGGTTGGTAAAACCACCAATACGAAGGCTGATGTTGAGGAAGGGAAAATTATTCGTGTGAAGGTAGACGAAGTTATGGGTAATGAGAAAAAGGGCTATTCCCTTTACAATGCCAAGTTCCACGAAATTCCCGAAGTTACAGAATCCGACAAATTGATTACATTAGAATTCTTAACTAAGAACGGCAAGAAAAGTTTAGCCGACTACAAAGTGGAAGCCCTCAAGAAGTCATATGTTCTTACTGACGGGGTTCACGGTATCGCTAAAATGGACTTGGAGTTAAATATGGATGGGTTAGTATTCCACGGCTTCAAGCAAAAGAACCTAATGTCTAAGAATGCTGAACCCGACATTGAAATTTGGAAAAAGGAAATCAAGAGAGCCTACGGAAAAGACAACGGACGGTTTATGACTTTTGTTCAAAATATTCTACAAAAGGAAGGAACCAAGTCTTTGGAAGAAATATTCAAAAGGGGTATGAGCCACGACCCCAACCTAATGAACCGACTCTTCGGAGATGAGAAGGGCATGGACAAAATGAAGAAAAGACTCATGCAAGCAGGAGAGGCTTACGGGATTACAGGAAAGAACAGATTCTTTTATGATGGGAAGGCTATCGCAAAAATGGATGAAAAGAAAGCAGAATTTACTATGTGGCTTGGAAAGAATGAAAAAATTTACTTTATTATCAAGCATGAAGATTTTGAAAACAATTGGGAAGTGGACATTGAATCCAAAGAGAATATTTATGACTTTTTGGGCGAGGCAGGAAAATACCCTGTAAGTTTGGTTTCTACCGTTGAGGATGATATGCTAATTGATAAGGGTAATTTAATGCTTGGCGCACAACGCCACGGCTACCATGAATATATTCTAAACGGGGAGGACATTAAATCTAAATTGCATATTCGGTTCCTTCCCGTTAAGGATGAAAAAATGTGGCTTGCTTGGACAGGTTATGAAACTGAACCCGCTCCCGAAAGTTCCGACGATGGTTTGAATGACGCTAGAGGAGATAAATATATCAAAATGTGAAATAAAATAAATTATTTCAAGAAATATTTATATAGTCTTCAAGCATACTATTTACTATGCAGTTGGAAACTCCAATGTTTGGTAATGCACCTACTGATGGTGGGGAATTTGTTATTCTAAAGGAAAAGAAGGATTGCGTTATTGCTGGCTACGCATCGGTTGATGTGGTAGATAAGCAAAACGACAAAATTACACTCAATGCAATTCGTGAAGCCGCAGATGGTTTTATGAAAAATGACCGCTTTAGAAATGTGATGATTACGCATTCTAATGTGCAGGTTGGAGAAGTGTTAGATGCATATACAGATTCCAAAGGAAAAGTCCTAAAAACAGGCGTAGATGAGACAGGTTTTTTTGTAGTGATAAAGTTAAGAAATGATATTGAGAAGGCAAAAGAAGTAGCACGAGATATTCGTCGTGGGAAACTTCGTTCCTTCTCAATCGGAGGACAGGCAATTAACAAAGCCAATAAGTATGACCCCGACATTGGGAGTTATAAAGAAATTGATAAGTTAGAATTGCATGAAATCACAATTTGTGAAGAGGGGATTAATCCCGAAGCCAAGTTTAATATAATTAAGGAGGACAAAAAAATGAGTGAAATTGAAAAGGCATTAGCCGAATTTAATGATGTAATGGCAGAACTGAAAAACACCGTGTTGTTGAAGGACGATGATGATGCATCGCCCAGCGACATGGAAATGATGGAAGAAGCCGCTCTCCGTGGTGGGAGTGAAGAAGAAATGAAGGCTGACGATGCTTTTATGGAAGAAGAAGTGGAAATGGGAGACTATGGCGAGGACGATAAAGAAGCCCTTGAATACATGGCTGAAAGAAAGGGTGTTGATACCCTAGACCTTTCTCCTTCTAACCTTGAGAAGGCTTACGAGGCTTTCCGAGCAGAAAAGCAAGAGGACCGAGCATACGATTTGGTTAAGGCTGAATTTGAGGCTCGCTACGCAAAGGAACTTGAGATTGAAAAGCAACAAATTGCTAAGTCCAAGTTTAACGCACAATCCGAACTTGAAACTCTCCGTGAGGAACTTTCCTCCTTGAAGAAGAGTTTGGAAAACAACGAAATCGCTAAGGCACAGACGGTTGAAGAAACGACCCGTCAACTTAGCGAGGATTTTTCCCGTGTGAGTGAAATGTCTTGGGATGAGATTCATGGTCTTTTCTCAAAGCACGAGGGGGGTATTTAAAATGAGTGGATATTTTAAGACAATTGGAGATTTGGAGCGAGCAACCTATGGAATGGGTAGCGATAACCTTTTGAAAGCAACTGGCGCAACAACCGGCATTCACGCTGGACACGCTTTGGCTACTCCCGGCGGAGATGCTACTTTGCACAACTTGATTTACGGCCAAAAAGTGTGGTCTATGATTAACCGTGAAATTAACGCCCTTTCTATTCTTCCTAAGAAACCGTGGAAGTCTAGCGGCTGGCGAATTATGAAGGAGCGTGCAATTGGTGGTGCGGCTGATACTTTCTCCGTTTCCGACCTTGATTCTCTAGGTGGAACTGCTGAGAATGCCGCACTTTCGGGTATTACGAATGTTAAGCCTGTCTATGAGAACCTTCATGTTTCTCCTAAGACGATTGCTCACACTTTTGAGATTTCCGAGATTGCTCAATTGATGGCTGGTCTTGACGATGGTTTGGGCGACCTTATCGCTACTTACCGTGAAGAAGTCGGTGTTTCTCACGCTGAATCTATGAACAAAATGATTTTGCAGGACTTGACCAATGTTGCTGGAACTGGTATTGACGCACACGCTACTAAGGCTGATAACTCGCTTATGACCCTTTACAAAATCGTGGCTACTTTTGCAGAAACCGACGCTTTGGGAACCCTTACGAGCAAGAACGAACTTTACGGAACCGCTCGTGCTTCTTCGGGAACGGATTATTTGGAATCCTATGTTGATTCTAACTCCGGAACCGAGCGAAACCTTACGGTTGCTTTGCTTAACACGGCCCTTCGCAATTTGATGGCTCGTGGTGGTGAACCAAAGGTTATTTTGACTGGATACGATACCATTCAAACCCTCGGTGAACTTCTCCAAGCACAGGAGCGTTTCATGGGTAGAACAGAAGTTACACCAACCCACAACGGAATTAAGGGTGTTGAAGGTAGAGAAGTCGGTTTCCGAGTCGCTACCTATCACGACATTCCTATCATCCCTGTTAAGGATATGCCTACTGGCGGTGCTGGTATCTCGGATATGCTTATTCTTGATACTGACCACCTGTTCCTTTGCACTTTGAAGCCAACCGAATACTTTGAAGGTGGCATCAACGCTGATGTTTTCGGACACGGCAAGTTAGGACACCGTGGGCTTTACCGCACCGTTGCTGAGACTGTTTGCACCTACTTCCGAGGACAAGGGAAACTCCTTGACCTTCAATGAGGTGTTTTAAATGACTTCAACATTTACAATGTTAGCGGACCATTTGGGTTTTACTGGTCCAAAGGTCATGGGACACGAGTATTATGTGGATGCCGCAGTTAATTGCACTTCTTATCGTGGTGAATTGACCCTTACAGGAACTTTTGTTGCCTCGGATAATACCTTTACCTTGACTGTTGCTGATACCGCAGACTTTAGCCGTTTGGCTATTGGTCAAGAATACGCAATTACTAATGCGGTTGATTCGGGCAACAACGCTACTGTTACAATTAGTGCTTTGAGTGGTTCGGGTGGAATTGGTTCAGTTATTACCTTTAGTGCGGTTGCGGCTGATGAAACGGGTGATGCTATTACGCTTACGCCAAGTGAAGAATATCTCTTGGCTAGTGATTTTGGCCTTAACAACATTAGTGCTGTTTTCGTTACGGGACATGAGGATGGAACCAACAGATACACGGTTAAGACTAGTGATGCTGGCGCATACGCCAATTCTAAGTTTGTTGAATTGGAAATTCGTGTAGGTTCAACTGGAACGGAGTTATCTGCCGCCGCAACGAATGGTGATTGTGTTCGCTTGCGAGTGTTTGGAAACCTTTGAGGTGAAGTAAATGAGAGTTAAGAATATTACTGGCGGGACTAAGGTTATTTTCGGAAGAGCGTATTTGGGTAATTACGAATACGATGTTTCCGAAGACCTGCGAGATATTTTTATTAGAAATGGATTTGAGATTTTGGGAGAGGAGGTGGCTGAAACCCCCGTTGAGGAAACCTTAGAAGAATCAACGGAGGTTGATGAAGTCGCACCTCTACCCGATTTCTCCTCTATGACTAAGAGAGAATTGCAGGCTTACCTTACCGAGCAGGGAATTGGCTTTGAATTGAAAAATACAAAGGCACAACTGCTTGCACTTTGCGAAAGTGAAAGTGAAGAAGAGTAAGTTTTATAACATAGTCTCGCTTGGTTAATACCAAGAGGGAATATATTATGCCTGTGAACTCAACGAAAATTACTGCTAGGACTCAAGTTTCATCCATTGGTGGAACCTTTGACGGATTTATTTATTACAATGGAGCAACGGCTTCGGTTGTTTATGTGTTTGACAACAACAACGCCGATGTTGTAATTCCATTTAATTACAACAATGACCCGACTATTGACACAGGAACAACAGACGGGCTATCCGTTGGAATGTTAGTATTTGGAGATGGTATTCCCGAAGGGGCTACTATTGCTTCTATTACAGACCCAACCACTTTTGAATTAAGTGTCTCCACTACGGGGGGTTCTAAAACCGCCGAACCACTAACCTTTGTTTCCGTGGATAATCCTATTGGGAAGTTTAAAATTGACGCTAACACTAGTGATGATATTCGGGGATTAGAAATTATCTGTCGCAACGGTATTAAAATTGTTGCTAATAACTTCACTACTTTGGAAATTTTTGCCCTCACCAACTAGGGGGTTAAAAAATGACTAGAGTTCCCAACATTCGTGATTACGAGGGTTTCGCTGAGGGTGCTAATTGGACTGAGGCTTTGTCCTTAGAAACGATGGTTGATTTTATCAATAGCCAGCCTAGAAGTGCAATTAGCAAAGGACTTATTCGTTGGCTGACTAAAGACCATGAGGGTTTTGCTGGTTACAACGACGATGAATTTGACGCAATTAATGTAAAAGCCTTTGAAAACCTTTTGCAATTATCTCTAGAATCCGAAAAATTATTTCCTACTTATAGTAGGGTTGTCGGGGGAGAAGAAGACGAAAATGTTATAGGTTTGCTTTTGGGGGCCGTTGCTACCAAATACACCTTACAGGATTTAATAGACGGAAAGGCTGACGACTACGCATTAGAATACGAGGACACCTCCGATAAT